TTGTTGCTCTGCATAATAATTAATTGTAACCTGTGCTGCATTTGTCATTGCAGTTACTGCTTCATTTACTTTTGTTGTTGCTGCATTGGCAAGGGTGTCTGCTGCCTGCACAGCAACTGTTAGGTTTTGATTTGCTATTGTGAGGTTTTGTTGTTCTGTTGTTAGGTTTGTTTCAACAGATGTTAGGTTTGACTGAGCATTTGTTAAATTTGTTTCAGCTACTGTTTTTTCTTCTGTAAGAGTTGTTAGCACTGCAGTATCACTAGCAAGAGTGTTCTGGGCAGCCTGTAATGCCGCTAATTGTTCTGCGCTAGCAGATGATTGAGAAAACTCAGAACCAGGTGCTATGATCCAGCCTGTTGATGAGCTGTAACGGTAAAACCAAACACCTGCACCACCACCGTTTTCGTAGTACCATAATTCAAAGTCTTTGCTGGTTCCAGCAGCTACGGAAGCCGCATTAACGCTTCCTCCTCCACCTTTATCATACCAGTCATTAATAACGAGCTGGCCATCGAGGTATAGTTTTACTCCATCATCTGCTGGAGCAAGAACATGGGTTACATCAACTGTGGGTGTCCAAGTTCCTGTGTACTTAACAATTACATCCTCATGAAGGTTGGATCCAGCAACATATCCGCCTCCCCATTGCTCATTAATACCATTTGTATCTGTAGTAGTAAAAACAGGAGTTGCGTTTGCAGGAAGAGTTGGAGCGTTATTCTGTCCTTGAACATTGTATACTTCTACTTTTAATCCAGGGGTGGTGACTTCTTGTACAGCAGATTGTGCTTCTGCTACAGCCACTGTATCTACTTGTACTACAGCTGTTTGAGATTCTACAGCTCCTGTTGCTAATACTACATTTTCTGTTGCAGTAGCAACTACTGCTGTAGCTGATTCTACTGTTGTAATTGCTGTAGCAACTACAGCCGTTTGTGATTCAACTGCTGTTTGGGCTGTCGCTGCAACTGTAACTGCTATTTCAGCAGACTGAATTGCAGTATTTGCTTCTTGAACCTTTACTGTAGCCTCTGCAACTGCAGTTGCAATTGGCTCCTGTGTTGTAGCAATTGTTGTAGCAGTTTGAGTATCTGTATTTGGTACATTAGATTGAATGGTTGCTATGATCGTATTACTTTGGGTTTGGGCTGCCGCTTGAAGTGTTGTCTCTGCTGTCTCTATTTTATCTGCAACTATCTCAACCGTAATAGGAGTGGTTGCTGTGGATGTATCTGAAGATGGATTAGCTGGAGTTACTTGAACTGTAACTTCATCAGCACTTGCTATGCTAGGTCCAAAAAGGAAAAGCCAGCCGATTATAAAAAGGCTGGTTAAAAAATACTGTAACTTTCTAGTCAACTAGGTATCTCCTAAGTAATGCAATATTTTTGCTTACTTAGTAATTATAGCAGAATGTTAGTTTAAATACTTGATGTTATGTAGTTGTAAAAATCTTCTGCTATATGAATATTCTTGTGCAATCCCCAATGAGAAAATGTATGGTGTTCACGATCTTTATCTGTCTTTGGCCTGTCAGCTGCTTTATAAAAAAGCTCTTCAGAACGAAACTCGTTATGACAATCCAGTGCACTCTTCTCTCCATAAAAATCTTGGTCTTTTGAGTTTGGAATAAGCCAGTTAAATGCTTCAATCAGACAATATGTATCATGATGCTCTGGATAAAAATCATTAATAACTGGATATATGGAGTCTTGATAAGATCCGTCCCAAACTGACCAAACAAACTTTATACCATTTTTATTACAGTATCTTCGTAACATGTCTATCATTACGTTATCATAAAAAAAGGCCATTTCTTTAGGCAATACTTCTTCTGGTCTATGTGGAGCTTTAGAATAATTTTCAAACTTATCTCCCGCAAGGTCTGCGCTTTCCACCATCTTTTTCCATTTTTCGCCTCGAATGTCTTTGTTGACGCCCATATGCTTTCTTTCCATTTTGTTTGGCACATAAACAGTTGGCATTCTATATATTGGAAATAAAGCTACTATAATATCTGGATCGCCAAATCTTTCAAAGTAGTAGAAAGCTTTCATAATCTGCAAGGTTGCTGACTCGCCAGGCTGAGCTAAATTTGCAAAACTTAAATTTAATTTTTTAGCCAGAATTGAGGCCCATGTATATTCATAGGGCAATCCAGTACCATAGGTTTGCGAACATCCAAGTACTAGCATTTTTGTATTTTTTGAAAAATCATCGCCTCTATAGCCAAAATTATTGAGGTTATAGTCTATATCTATAATGTCTCTATCTTTTTTTTCTACTATTGGAGCCCTGTGCTTAAAGTCATTTATAAATAAACGTGGGATATTTTCTAATATCATTTTGGATTGTCGGTTTTATAAAACCCATTCCCTTTAAACTGTATACCTGTTGGCGTATAATGTCTTTGCATCTCTTTCCCACAGTCCCCACACTCTTGATTAGGGGTATAGTCTTTTATTGACATTGTAACTGGAACAATTTTTTCATTACATTCGCATTTATATTCGTAAATAGGCATTATATAAATATACTATATCTATATGCTATTGTCAAGGCAAAATGCTATAATAATATTATGAAGTCATTTTATTATTTGCATGTTAGTAAAGCATCTGGTAGGTTCCTGTATACATACGTTCTTAGTGACTTAATTAATGCTACCAGAGGAACTAATATCCAATATCTATTCCCGCCTGTTTCTGACCCAGAATGGACCCATCATGGATGGAACAAATTAATAGATGACGACACATATGTAATATCTTCCTTGAGAGATCCAGTAGAGGCAATAGTAAGCTACAGGATGCAACACGGTGGCATCAACGACAAGGAACACTTCTTCAGTAGTCTTGATAAGATAACTAATATACAATCTAGAAGCTTTATCGATTGGGAAGACAATAAAATGGACGCACTTGCAGAAGTTAATTTTGATAAAGATGCCATATTAGGTAAACTAAAAAGAGTTAATCTATTGATAGATTCTAAAGAAATAAATATAAAAAATTATAATAAGATAAAACATAAGATTGCTTCAGACCTTGGGATCATTGGTATATCGTACTCAGATATAGAAGATACCAATGAATTTAGAAATAACGGTGTTGCCGAGTTCTGTAAATCATTAACTAATGAAGAAATAGATTTGATTAGAAAGGCTAACTACATGGATGTAGAGCTGTATGAAAATGCTAAGAGTTTATTCTGCCCCATGTAATTTTATTCCAGCCACGCTCATGAGCATAATAAATAAATACCTTCACCACTGTTTCCCAAAAAGCAATAGCTCCAGAAAGAGTAGCGTTACCTGTAAGAATATACGCCACTACGAATGAAGATAAAGTTCCCCATATTCTATAGCTAAGCGCCTTCGTAAATGATCTTGCTTTTGTTACTGTCATTCTTTACCCCAATCAAAGGCATTCCAAGCTCTTTCATGGTAGTAGTAGGCAACAAAATTAACAATATTTGTTACAAGTGTAGCCATTGTAGCCATCTGTATATCTTTACTTAAAGCATATAAAGTAACAAAGGTAGTGATCAGTGCAATCACTCTCCATGTTAAAGACTTGGCAAAAGACCTACTTTTCTTTACTGTCATAGTCATCTCCAAAGTATAACCTCGCTTCATTATCAGCAATTTTATTGTCGAACAAAATGCTATATGCCAAGTTCTTTGCGCTTCTGAGTAGCTGAAATAGCATGAATGTCTGCCCCCAAATCTACTTGCTCAATCTTATATCCTACGTCACGACCATAAACAATATTAGTGATATTTGGTAATCTTAAAACTAAGGCTCCATCCATAAACTCATCTTTAGCAATATATTCTTTTACCTCATCAAACTTTAATGGGTCTTTCTCGCTGGTATTATATGTATTGCGAACTCCCAGAAGTACCTGCTCTGTTCTCTTACCCGCCTCCTTGTATAAAGCATGGTGGCCTTCGTGCCATGGCTGATAGCGACCCAGCATAAGTGTAGTTGGAGCTGACCAATCATGTAATTTAAACTCTTCAATAATTACAGATGCTTTTTCATCTGGGCCAAGTCTATGGTTCATAAACATCCAGCTAAATTTTGTTGGCTTTTCAAACATTTTGTTTGTATCTTCAAAGCGTCCTTCTTCAATTGTATCCATAAATATTAATATGTCTGGCTGTCCAAAGGCAGCTCTTGTTAATTCAGTTGGGCAAACAAAGTCTACTATTACTGGAGCAACACCTTGCTTTGATATTAGTCTAGCCATTTCGCCTAAACGTCTAGCTTGCTCAAGTCTATCCTCTGGGGTAAAACCAAGATCAGAATTAACCGTTGCTCTAACTTCATCTGCATTAAGATGTATTGCGTTAATTCTTTCTTTAAGAGCCTTTGCTAGTTCTGTTTTGCCAGAACCTGGCAAACCAATAATCTGAATAATCATTTTTTATCCTTATAGGAAGCTCTTGCTTTTGCAAGTGCATCAAAATCTTTTACCTTAGTATCTCCAAGGTATCCCCAAGCATGTCCTGCCTTAATCATTTCTTCATTAATTGAAGTTTTTGAGTTATCTAAAAATACCCACCCTAAAATTCTACCATATTTCTCAGATGAGTCAAGCTTTTCTGTCTTAATTGTCACAGTTTTTGCTGAATCAATTGCATGCTTTAAAAATGCTTTAGCCTCAAGACCCAAAGCCTTTTCCATTTTATCAGAAGTTCTTGATTCTGGTGTATCTATACCAGCCAATCTAACTCTTGAGCTAAAAGAAATATCAAAACCTAAATCAATATCGACATCGATAGTATCTCCGTCAACAACCTTGCTTACTTTTTTTACATAATATTCAAACATTATATTCTACTCCCTGATTCTTTAATTGATTGAGGCGATACCTCTATGTACTCTAATGTTCTTTGAAGATCTCTAATGTTGTCTGCTCCAGAATATGTAAAAGCGCTACGCACATTATTTAATATATTGTATATGCCTTCTAATGCTGGCCCCTTAGCACTAATTTCTCCAGTAACACCTTCAAAGCTTATTATTGGGTTCTTCACCTGCTCCAGCCCACGCTCTTTTAAAATATATTCTTTTGAAGCCAAGCCACTTAAATAATACTTGCCATCGATAGAATCACACTCATCGTGTCCAGCAAGCATTGATCCAAGCATTACTGCGCTTGCCCCAGCACCCAAAGCTTTAACTATGTCACCAGAGTTCTTGATGCCACCATCTGCAACTATGCCATTAACATCATCATTTTTTACATGCTCATAAATACTCATAACTGAAGACAATGTTGGAGCGCCAAATCCAGTCATTATTCTTGTTGTGCAAGCTGCGCCTCCACCAATACCGACACGAACTGAATCTGCGCCTGCATCCATAAGCATTTTATAAGCACCATATGAAGATACATTTCCGCACATTATATGTACATGAGATGGAAGCTTGGATCTCAGCATAGATACTGCATCTGCTACTAATTTTAAATGGCCATTAGCAACATCTAGCAATACTATTCTTACCTTAGATGTAATTATTTTTTGCATTACAGATTCATCTTCAATATCAGATGTGCTTATAGATATGCCAATTCTATCTTTATTTATGTCAGAAGCTTTTTTAATCTTTAGATCTATTCCTTCTGATCTGCATGTCATGCCTATTGACTCAGACTCACTTATTGCATACAGCATCCTATAAGAAGAAATTGATTCCATTGGTGCAGAAATAATTGGACTTCTAATTTCAAGCACTGCGTCTGGATTATTCGGATTACCAATCTTAGTGGATAAGTTTATTTTAGACCTACTTGGTATCGGTGAAGAATCGTGAGGCAAAAGGAGTATGTCATCAAAACATAATCCATTGATTGAAGTATTTTTTTTAATTTTATTACTTCTTTTTTGTTGTTGGTTTTGCCTCTGCTTTTACCGCAGCTTTTTTAGCCGCTGGCTTGTCTGACTTTGGCTTAACTGCTTGTCCAAATGCTGGACGACCAAATCCTACAATGAATACTGGCTGGCTCTTGCGAAGCTTTGAACCATTCTTCTTCTTGTATGCACGATTCTTAAGGCAAGCCTCTCCGCCATTTCGCTGGTCTCCCTTTTTATCTGCAGAAGTATTTCCTTCTGCAACGTCGACTGTTCCATCTGCATTAACTGCAACAACAATTCCTACGTGAGAAATTCTATCGACACCGTCATTTGGGAAATCAAAATAGGCAATATCTCCTACTGCAGGTGCAGCTGTTTCTACTGGCTGCCATGTTCCTGCCTTGATAAATGCTTGTGCTCCTGCTGGAGTGTAAACTGTATTAGGAACCTTTACGCCAGCTTCATTAGCGCACCACATAACAAATGAGCCACACCAAGGCTGGAAGTTAGCTTTTGTAAACTTTCCATACTTAGTCTCATTATCCTTTGGGCCTTCAATATACCCAATCTCGCCTAGCGCCACTTCTACTAATCTTGCTGCTGATCCTTGTACTGCTGCCATTTTATTCTCCTGTTTCTAATATTAATATAACTAATATATTTATTATACCATTTTTAATTTTTTATCTATGTGGTTGTATAAGTCTTCGGCAGCATGGATGTGCCAGTGGAAACCATTATGGGCACCCCTGCCATTATTTTTAACCCTATCTGCTGCAATATTAAACAACAATTCTCCGCTGCGATCCAAATGGCAGCTAACCTGCTCATCTAGTGGAGCAACTATATCACCTTGCCTTACCCATGAATTTGCCTCTATCCAGCAATAGTTCTTGTGGTAACCAGGGTATTTTGCTTCAATTTGATGATACAGCGCTCCTTGGTATTTTTGGTTCCAGATGCTCCAGGTAAAGTTGATACCATTGGTTTCACAGTATTGCTCTAGTGCATCTAGCATTATTCGGTCATAGAAAAATGAAAGCTTATTTGAAATGATTTCTTCTGCCGTATACGGTGCTTTAGCATATTTCGCCACACTATATAGATAAATGTCAGTGCTTAGAATATAACTGTCTTCTGTGCCAGGAGCATTAAATGTCTTGGCCTGCTTCTTATTGGATTCAGAGTTTTCCATTTCTCCAGATAAATATGGATATGCAAATCTATTCATTGGGAATAAAGCAACAATAAATTTAGGATTTCCATATTTTTTAAAATAAAAAAAACATTTAGCTATCTGTCCAGCCATTGAATCTCCTCCAGTTGCCAAAGAAGAAAAGCTCAAATTTAATTTTTTTGCCAACATATCAGTGTAAACGTATTCTAGCGGTAGCCCATCTCCCCTAGTAAATGAATCGCCTATAAATAATAAATCAGCTTTATTTTCAAATGGTTGGCTTCTATATCCTAAATCATTTTTAGAATACTCAATCGGTATAATATCTTCGCTATGCACACCATAGCCAGCCAACCGTATATCTTGAATTAAGAGATCTTCCCAATTAAGCATTTCATTTTTTTTAATCATATGAATGATCTCCCTTATAAGTAATTTAATAAAAGCACCCTTGGCTGGGTTCGAACCAGCGACCTACTGCTTAGAAGGCAGTTGCTCTTCCGCTGAGCTACAAAGGTATAGTGTGCCAGGTAGGACTTGAACCTACGATTACCGAATTATGAGTTCGGGGCTTTAACCAACTAAGCTACTGGCACCTGTTAGTATATTATAGCTATAATATTGCTGCCAGTCAATAGCATCTTGATGGTCATTTAATAAAGGTTGACCTTTTATATTTAAACTAGTATTTAATAGCACTGGACATCCAGTATCCCAATACCATTTTCTTAAAAGCATGTGAAGTCCTGGATGTTGTTCTTTGTTAACAGTCTGTACTCTAGATGTTCCATCTTCATGAACAACAGATGGTATTTTTTCTGGGTACTTACATTTAACTGTATACTGCATATAAGGAGAGGCAAAGTTCATGTCAAACCATTCACTAGCAAATTCTTCTAAAACTACTGGAGCAAATGGTCTAAATGGCTCTCTTTGTTTAATCATATTGACTTTATCTTTTATGTCTGGATCCCTAGGATCAGCTAATATGCTTCTATTGCCAAGTGCTCTTGGACCATACTCTGCCCTTCCAGTTGCAACCGCCGCTATCTTATTGGTTTTTAGCTCTTGAAGTATTTGATTTATTGGATAGGCACCACCCATATCATAACCCAAATATGGTGTCTTCCATTCTATATGCTTTCCATAAAGAGCTGCTGCAGCCCCCAAAGAAGATCCAGCATCACCTGGATTTGGCATTATCCAAATATCTTTAAATATTTTCCATAGCAATGTATTGGCTGAAGAGTTAAGTGCACAACCTCCCATGAATACTAAGTTTTCTTTATTGGTGATAGACTTTGCCATCCTCATAAATTCATTTAGTCTTTGCTCATAAACAACTTGGGCTGCTGCGGCTATGTCAAACTTATCTTGGTCTAAAATTGGCATATCCCAATCATGTATTCCTTTATGTAAATTATATTTTTGACTATAATATTTTGGGAAATACTCATTAATTTTTCCATAATATTTTTCCCAGTCGCCGTAGGCTGCCATCCCCATCATTATGTATTCTTCTTGGTTTGGCATTAGGCCAATCAGATCTGTAAAGGCTGAATAAAATAATCCAAAGCTCACTGGATAATTTTGTTTGTACTCAAGCTTAATATTATTGCCGTTGCCAGACCAAACTGTTGAGGTGTTATATTCTCCCATTGCATCTAAAACTACAATAACAGCATCTTTAAAAGGGCTAGTGTAATATCCTGCACAAGCATGAGAATAATGGTGGCTAAATGATTTTCTAGATACATTGGGAAGATCAAAGCGTGGTTTCCAGTCTCCTGCACCACCCCTTATAAGCAGTCTGGAGGCCTTTAGAAGAGGTTTCTCGTAGTAGGCTATAGCATCAGGTACCCCATACTGCAAAGCATTACTAACTAAACTATCATTAACATACCAATCATTTTTTTGCTTACTATATCTTTCTGCGTGACCAGCAAATAATATCTCGCCGTCTTTAATTAAAGATACTGAGGCGTCATGAGATGTTTCATTTATTCCTAATATAGTTGTCATTTAGTAAATAAACCTTGGCTTATCCTTATCATTTTTCTTCTTAAGCTTAAGCTTGATTTTATAGATATAGTATTTAATTGCTATGATCATTAATTTCTAGCTCCACTATACTTTGCACATACTCAGAAAAATGTTTTCTTACGTTCCCCGCTGGACGTGAGCCAAACGAGTCCCATATTCTTTTATACTCAATTACATTATAGTATGTAGTTGGACATAATGTTACACCACCATACGATTTAAGTGTTGTTGGTAACGGCACATGTTTTGTACAGCACTTGCATTCTTTTGCTTTCTCTTGATATTCGCTCATATTATTTCCATATTCTCTATTGTTCTTGCTAAATTCTCTGGCATTCTTGGTGCACGTATCATATTTTGAACGTACTCAACTTCACCATCAGAATTATTTGCAAAGTCATTGTCATAGCTCATCGACTCGTAGTCATGAATTTTTATCTCTTCGTCTCTTCTCATTCTTGTCCTGCTAATTGAATTATATATTGCTCCACATACAGCATCCGCTAAGTCCTTAGATCCCTTTCTTGGGTGATCAACTTTATCTCTCATGATTCTAAGCTGCAGCAATTCATCAATAAGCAGAGGTATGTGCGGACCAGATAATCTTTCTTCTAAAACAACCATAGCCATATCATCGTAATGTTTTTTAGCTACAGATAAAATTTCAGTATTAATGCCGTATTGTTTTAGCTGCTGCATCATATCATGAGAGTTCCATCTATCAAATGTACACATCTTTATATTAAACCCTCTGGTTCTAAGAGAAAGTATATAGTCTTTTACCTCTGTAAAGTCCACCGATTTATCAGGTGTTGGTGTCCAAAATCTTACAGCGTCTACCTCTACTATTGGAGCTGGCTGAGAATATGTGTCTGTCACCTTAACATCTACCCATCTATCAACATGTCCCATTGCAACTGCACAGTGGTCATGTTTTTGTGCAAGGTCGACGTGTATGAAGTAGTCTTTGCCTGGCTCTGGTTTAAACCACTCTTCTAACCTGCCAAAAGAATCTATGGCCAATGGCATTTTGTTAAAAGCATTTTCAATTTTGGTTCTAGATTTAAAAAATGCATCTACAGCATCAGATGGCATGCATGCAAAGCGTCCAAGGGCATCAGCTGGATTTTTATGAAATGCTACGGTGAAATCTGTAATTTTTTTAGTTGGGTTAATCTCCCATGTTGGTCTTTTTAAGGCAAACACTCTTGGGTATACATATGAAATTATATGATCTTCTTCCCATGAAACTTCAAATTCATTACCCTCTATTCCGTCTGGAAGATCTTGGTTTAACTTTAAAAGTTCAGTTCTAGTAATAACTTCTTTTTCTGCAATAACCGATTCATAAAATTTTTGAATTGGATCATTTTTAAAACGTGGAAAAGACAGAAGAATAACCTTACCAAAGTCTGGGAATCGTGAATCAACTGAGGCCCTATACATATCATAAATAGCATCTGCAGTTTTAGCCTGATCATGACCAGTTGTATTTTCTGTAGCAAAACCAGAAATTTCATCAAGGATAACGACTAAAACGTTATAGCCTTCCCAAGCTTCTCTTTCTGAGTGTCCAGAGTGCACTGTAATAGATTTGTCAAATTTAATTTCAGAAGCTTTATCTGTATACTTTCCAGCAAACCAGGGTGAGCTTTCAATTCTCATTTTAAATCCCTTAAAGAAAACATTGTTTGCTTGCTGGGCGTTTATAGCTATGTTGAGAATATCTATGGCATCTCTTGGTGGTTTCCCATAATAGGCAGCTGGATCCTTTAGGCATAATAGCAAATATACTATGTAAGACACAGCAATTGTTGAAGAATAATCTTTTCCAGATCCCTTGCCTAGCTGAGCAATAACTTCAACGCAAGTTCTTTTAAACATTGCTTGTCCAGCTTCTTCGCCATAAAGTTTTATTAATGTAGACTCTTTGTAGATCTGAGAGCTTCTTTCAATAAGTGTATACTGGTGATCTGATAATGGTGGTAGCCCCAGGTAATCTGGGCTCGTAACAAATGTCTTTAGGTCTACTGGTTTTTCTTCAAACTCATCACCATCTAAGATTTCTATAAACTCTGAAAAATCAAACGACATCTTTAAACCCCTTTGGCACCTTAATTAAATTATAAAGATGGCTTGAATGAGAATATCTAATATCACTTTTAACTTCTTTAACCTGGTGCATGCAATGTGGTTGTGAGCTGTGTATAACTAGGTCCCCAGCTTTTGGATAGTACGATATATCTTGATTAGAGTAGTATATTTCTCCACCTTCGAAATCATTAAAGTACATTATGAGACCAGCAATATTGTTTTCTGCCATTTCAAAATCGTCTTCTTCTTTTAAGCTTTGGCTTGCTTCAACTGTTTTTAAAAAATCAAAGTTGTCTGAATGATGCGGCCCAACAAAACCTTTTCTCATTCTTGTTGGTGCAAGGGACCATCCTAGATGAACTCCTTCATCTAGGATTGATATAAGCCTTTTATTTATATCTTCTATCTGTGCTATTGGAACATAGGCTATTTCATATCCTTGCATACCCTCATTAAATCTTCCAACCCAGCCATCTTCTGGTATTAACTGAATTGATTCAAGTATACTTGAGCACTCTTCTTTTGACACAAAGTTTGGATATACATAAATGTCTTCTCCTAACTTAATTGATCCATTTAAATCAAGCATCCGCAGCCTCTTGCGTAATAACAATTGGCTCTACAATTCCAGTGATTTGAGAAAGTCTTTTAGCAACCTCTATCTTACAGTGATTACAACTTGAAGTAACTTCTTTAAGAATGCCTACAAGCATCTCCTGCTTTCTTTCATTTTCTAATATTTGTGATGCAATTTCATTATTTTCAAGGACCCCTACAGCCTGTAGCATGCCAATTCTTTTTGCTTCAATATCGGCAATAAGCTTTAGCGTTCCTGATTTGACGCTAAGCTGACCTTGAGTATCTGCATCCTCTACTGTTTTCCAAGCTTCTTTTATGAGTATGTCATAGTGCTGATCAGCACCCATGAGGGCTTCTCTTGCACGGTCTCTGACGTTAGTATCGTTGTGTACTACAGCTTTCCACTCGTCAATATATCCAAGCACATCTTTTCTGGTCATACCAGTTATGGTAGCAATCTGTGTGGCTGAATTCCCTTTTAATAGCTCGGAAACAACCTTATTCATCTTATCAAAATGTACTGATGGCTCTATTTCTGTCATTAAATAATTATACTTCTAGTCAACTAAAATGTCAATTAGCGCTTGATCTTAATTCCAAATTTATCTATATATCTCTGTATTGTCATGGCTGAAACCCCACATTCTTTTGCTATATCAATAATGTTCTTTTTTTGAATTATATATCTATTATGAAGCCATGCCTTATCTTGATATAATTTCATCGCTTTGTAAGCTCCTTGTTTGCGTAATGCGCTATTCCAAATGAATCTGCTACGTCAAAGTCTGAGATAGATAATCCATACTTTAAATTAAAATAGTCTGCAGTTCTTTGCTTACGCATATTCCTTAATTGGTTTTTATACCATGAATCTGCATACCCTGGGCTTGCTGCTCTTATTGCCGCCTTTTCTTCTTTTGTAGGATTTTTATTTCCAATATATGCCTGCCAAGAGGTTGGCGATATGGTTATAACTTTTGCTCCAGTAGACATTAGCTCTGCTATTACTACACCATAAACATATGACAGCTTAATTACAGCATCTGCAGATCTTACTAAAACTGCACCCTCAACCGCTATATAGTCTGCCTGCAATTCTTCAAGCATGACGTGCATCTTAACTTTTGCATCATATATTTTTTCATATATATCATTGCCTACTAAATTTATTTTGCCCCATTTAAGGGGAACATCATTTTCCATCAAACAAAATGCAATAGAGTTAGTTGATGCGTCTATGCCCAATACCTTAGATGCTTTTGTTTTTACTAAGCTAGCCAATGTCATCAACTATTCCCATTAGATCTTTTTTATTTTTGGCATGCCTTGACTTAACGCATTTTGAACAATAAGCCTCTGTATTATACCTACTCAAAAGTCCTGGGCACCCTTTGCATTTTCTGGGTGCACCATTTTTAATAGCCTTTTTTTCATAATACTTTTCCATAATTCTTTTATTGGTAGCAACTCTGCAACATTCATCAGAACAATATTTTTGGTTATGCGTCTTTGATTCAAACTCTTTAGAGCATTCTGAATTTAAACATTTCATTACTTGACCACCTTCATCAATTCCATCTCAACTGTACCAACGGGTGCATTCTTGGCCCAACATTCTTTTTTAACTGGGCAATATGTGCATGGTAGTTTATATTTTGTTGCATTTTCTGGACGCTTTGGTAGATCTCCATCTTTAAAATTATCCCAGACATCGCACATCCACTGGAAAGCATCTTCAATAATTTTTTTATTTTTTTCATTCATGGAGATTGGTATAATTAGTACCTCTTGAGTATTTTTATTTTCATAAAGAAAGAAGCCTTCTTTGGCATTTTTTAGCTTCATGTATGTCAAAAGCTGAAGCATATGATTTGGGGAAGATTTCATCTCTGCTTGTCTTGTATCCCACACTTCTTGCTTAGCCGTTTTAATTTCACCAATGACTGTTTCTCCATCATACTCCATGATCAAATCAATGAAGCCACGGATAGGAGGATATTCATTAATGATCTCCTCTTCTTCGGCTCTCCACTCAGGCATAGTTTTAATAAGGTTTTGTAGTCTTTCATGCGCCTGGGTACCTTGTGCCATATTAGCTACAGCAACAGCATCGTTATCATCAATAAAAACTGCACCAGTAAATGCCATGTACCAATATCGTGGGCAGGTTCCGTGCCCATATCCTAATGAGCTAGGGCTAAAAGATTTTTTAGTAGTATCGCCATCTGGCCTTTTTGTATTTCTATATGACTCATCAAGAAGCTGTGCAAATCTTTCTGGATCAAAGAAGTTCCCTGTATGCTTTTTAAACTTAAGGTTCTTAACAATATCTCTAGCCATTATCTAATGTCCTCCCAAAATGCTATAAGCAATACTAAAATTGGACCAAATATTATAAGTGCTTGAATCCAATTCATGAGTTATACCTGACTACATACTTGAGTGCATCCACAAGTTTATCTATAGATTCTTTGACTGAATAATAAATATTTTTCTTATTATTATTAACTGTGCCAGCCTTATCTTTTGCAATAGTAGAATATACAGATGCCAATACGGCAAACTTGGTTGACATGGCTTGCAGCTCCATAATTAAATGAGGAGCCTTAGCAGAAGGAACATCGGGGTTCATTAAAAGCTTAACGACTATAGCTAGAGCTTTATCTAGATGCTCGTCTTGCATAAAATCGTGCAGGTCATTAAACTCTGTGATGTCACTAATCAATTGAAGCGTATTCTTATCTTCCACTATTCTTTGTCCTTTTATCTAGATGGTCTATAAATAAACCAAAAGGGTACCCGATTGATAGCCCTAACATTAAACCAATTAAAAATATTGACATTAGAATATAAGCCTCCATATACCATCGCATTTAACTCCAAAAATTTGCATAGTAATTCTCCTATCT